AACGCCACCGGAATGGACGATCTGTGTAACACAGACGATACAAAAATGTGTGTGCCTATTTCTTCGCGCTCATCAAAGCCGCAAAATATGGTTAGCATAACTTTAAGTCCCTTTGTTCAAACGCTCTGAGTGCAGTTTCACGGCTGGCGTTGTAAACCGTCACGCCCTCTTGCTTTAAATCAGTGGCTAATTGCACAAAATTAGCGCACCAGCGGCGCATCACATCGTCATTCGGACCTTGGTGATTCTTATGGTACGGATGATCGCCAAAAAAGTGCGTTTTACCTTGTTTGCGCTTCATATCGAACCCTAGCAGGCAAATTTCAGTTGCGCCAAGCAAATATGCAAGATTGATTGCTTGATAGCCTGAATTGTTGCCAAAGTGTATCTTTTTGCGACCTAGACCCGGCATCGACTGCCCTTCCCATACGTTAATCCCGTACTTCTTGCCGCTTTTAACGGATTGCGTCCACAGCTCGCCGTCAAAGTCTCGGTTAATTTCGCCGTAGTACCTATCCCACCAGTGGTCATCACAAGCGTACATGGCATCGGCTTTAGGTAGCCAGCGCCATGAATCTTTAATGGCTAAGATTCGTCTGTCTTTCTGCGCCGAGGGTTTACAAAGGCAATCAGACCTAAAGAGTCCAAATATTCGGCAAGTGGTTTTGCGATACGAAGCCGCTGCTTGCGCGCAACCGCACCTGTCTGAGGGTTTTCAAAGTGGGCTTTCGCCACTACCTCTACTAGTTCCATATCCGTTCCTAAAGTAAAAAGGGACTAAGAGTCTAAGCCCTTAGCCCCGATTTTATGACATAAACAAGTTTAGAACGAGCCGCTAACAAAAGCAGCAGGACGATAAACCGTCAATGCCAAACGCTCCTCTGCGCGCAGGGTAGCCATGTTCTTCTTGAAGTTGTCGCCATCTTCGTAAGAAATCTGAACATTTGCATCCTGACGATCCCAAACCTGAGCACCCATAGTCATCGCGCCCACAAGGAACGTGCCAGCAGGGATTGAGTTGGTTGGAATAACCACTTTGCCCCAGATTTGCGGTCCAGCCATAGCGACTGGGTTACTCCACACGTAGGCGTTTTCGTTGGTCTTTAGCAACTCGATCTCTTCCCAGTCAGCGGGGTTCAGAACGATGGTGTCAGCCATGAACTCGCTTAACTGAGCTTGAGTTACAGCACGGCGCAAGGTGTCTAGCTTGGTATCGCCAGTAACAGCACGGTTATAAGCCGTGAAGTTGCCGCCGTTCAAGATACCGCTAATGTTGCCAGAAGTGCCGTTGCCGTTAAGCAACTGATCTTCTTCTTCTAGCTTCAAGCCATAGCTCAAACGACCATTAACATAGGACTCAATCTGTGGCGAATCCTCAATCACCTGACGCGACAGAGGGATAAAGTGAGCCAGCGTGACAACAGCGGCAGTATCCAGAGTAAACGTAATGCCTGACTCAGGCTTGGTTACGTTTTCAAAAGACGGGCTGTCGTACTGAGGACCGGCGTTGTTGGTGTACACGTTCTCTTTCGTGAACTCGATCAAGTTAGAGGTTGTGCGTCCAACTGGAAGCGCATCACGGATGGTCAAAATACGGTTTGGGTTGTTGATAATACCAACCAAACGGTCAGCCGGTACTAGCGGCTGGTTTTGACCTGTGGCATTAACAATTGCCGTTTTCAACTCAAGCCGTGCAAACTTGCTGCGACCTTCGGCTACTGCTTTGAAGCTGTCTGAGTTAATAAACAACTCGCCAGCCGTCTTTTGCTCGGCTTTTTTGGAGTTATCAAAGCCCTCAGCAATACGGCGCTCAATTTCCAAGCACTTTTCGCTCAAGGTTGCATTTTCGTCTGACAGCTTTTCAAGAGCCGATTTGGTTTCAACAGAAACGCTTTTGGCAGATTCCATCTCGCCTTCAGCTTTTTCCATAAAAGACTTCAGCTCTTTGTGCTTCTCAAGCAGAGTACTTTGTACGTCTGCCAAGGACTTGATTTGGGTAACTAGTTCTGTGTTCATTTTATTTCCTTAAAACAGGGTGGAGGTCAATTTCAGCATCGAAATATGCTTTTCAATCTCAGCTTGTTTCGACGCATCTTCTGGCATGTCGGTTTTCGCATCACCCAGATGAGAAAATAAAGACTTAGCTAAGTTTGCCGTTTCTCTAGCTAAGCTGTTTGAAAAGCCAGCTACTTCCCGTAGGAACTTTTCAAAATCACGTACCGTATTGATATTATCCAACGTAGACTTTACGCTTGTCAAATCAATACGAGCATTTTCGTCGGCAGGATAAGTGACGATAGACACTTCTGGCAGCTCTTTAACCGATTTTATCAACCGACGCTGAACCCCATCCTCATCAATTATCTCGTAATCACCAATCATAAACCCAATAGAAAGACCGTCTACCGTGCCGTGCTGCATGGCGGCTTTGATTTTGTCTGCATCATCATTGCCCTTGGTAAATTCGCCCTCAACGTATAAGCCATTTTCGTCCTCATACATCTTTGTCCATTTGCCAACTGGAATGTCCCAAGACTTGTGATTAACAAACATCTTAGGCATTTGCACCAATCCGGCATTAACCTTTTCGATAATGCCGTTGTAAGCGCCCGCCACAATCGTGTCGTTATAGGAATCAACCCCGCCAAACACGGAAGCATAACCCCCGAAACCGCCGTTTGTAGCAAATTTAAGGTTAATTTCGCTTAAATTTATACTTTTATGCTGTAAGTTCATTTTTTGTACCTCATTGCTCAATATCTGGCTGAGAAGTTAATTCGCTTTCTGGCGCGTTGTTTTGCATACCCATCATACTTAGCGGAACCAAATTGCTTTGTGCTGTTAGCTCATCTGCACTGTCCAACGGAGGCAAATTCTCCAACTGCCTCCACTCATTTCTTGTCATCAGACCATTTTGTACGGCTTTTGCGCCAGTTTCTAGCCTGTCTTTTAGTGATCCGCGCAAAATAGCATCAAGACTAAACTCAATTGTATAGCGCCTACGTTGCGCTGGAGTTAATACTCGCTTTTCTAGTGCCTGCTCAAGTGACTCAAGCATCGGGCGCAACCGAAACTTGTAAAAACCCTGAATCAACTCATTGATCCCTGTTCCCCAAGTCGTTGTTTTCTCGGTGTCGTTAATCATCGCCGATGGAATACCAAACCAACGGGCAATGTCTTCAACCGAATACTTGCGAGTTTCTAGCAACTGAACGTCTGCGGGTGTCATTGATAACGGCTCAAACTTAGCTCCAGCCTCAAGCACAAGCAGATCATCGTCGTTACCCTCGACCAATCCCTTATAGTTCTTGCGAATTGCTGATCGCTGCTCCTCGGTTAGTAACTTATCAAGCATAAAAACGCCAGGTCGCTTTGCGGACTTGCGAAATACGTTTGCAGTGTGATTTTGCGCGTTCACAGCCACATTGACTG